ATGTATTTCCCCACGCCTAAAGGTTAAAAATAAAAACAGAAACAGGGACACAATTAGTCTTATTCCAATGCCAAGTTGAGTGTACATTTTTTAGCCTTAGTTACTTTATCTGCTTTTACTCTTAATGTAATTCTTATCCCATCTTTATAAGAGACACAAAAAATCCCCGCTTGGAGGGGAATCTCAAGCGGGGACTTTAAGTGATAATGTAAACTTTACATCATCAGATCAAGTGGGCAGTAGATAGACCAACCGTGTTTAACAGTGTCAGCTATTTTTCAGTTTCGTGAACACTTACTGTTACCAGTAAAATGACTCTAAATCTACCTACTACCCACAATCGTCACTCCTAACCAAAAATGGATGTATGTGACGATACCTAAAACTACTTAGAACCCTTTTCAGGCTTTCCAGTAGTCTTAGGAGCCTTGGCCCTGAAAGCAAGCGTTTCCTTTTCAGCGCTAAAGCGAACTTCCACATTAATACCCAACTTCTTAGCCTGCGTGCGAATACGCTGCTGCCAAGAGTTGTAGTTATCTGCAGGAATTCCACTCAACTCAAATGCTTCATAGTTATTGTCAATGGACTGCTTTAATGCATCCCTTACCATAACTACTTCTTCGGTCTGACGACCTGCACGCGTTAAGATTGGAAAATCTTCAATCTTATTGATACTAACCATAATAATCGTTATCCTTTTCTCCCTCACATGTTGTGAAGGATTGCTCTCAGGAACCAACACAGTAGCAGACAAACTAAGTCGGATTGTGTCATTCAATCCATTTTTTTTGAGTCCTAGTGTATAAGACTTGAGGACTTCTAGACAATCGCCTAACCAAGACCCAACATCTTCGACGGCCAGCAAAATCGTTTGCTTTGGTAGCCAATTTTAGTATGCTAAACTAGGTCCAACCAAATAGCGATATCTTCTGGTATTACCTTGTTGCTTTCAAGATTGTCAGAAGTCAAATCTTTTTTAATATACGTATCAGCCTCATCGTATTCGCTCTCAAATTCTTCATGAGAAAACGTATCAAACTCTATCTCAACTTCTTGATCTATTAGAATGTTCTGCACAGCCTGAAATACTGCACCAGCAACTGAGTCCGCCAAATCTTTTGAACCAGAAGTAGGATGATCAATCTTAGTACCATTCAGAAGTTTCAACTTTAATAGTTCATCTTCTACCAGAATCTCATTCCAGTATCCACGCAATCTCTTATCATAAATCGATGTCATTAAGGTGTCGTAATCAGTTTTTTTAACACTATGAAAGTCAGCATTTATACCCATAGCCTTCAAAGATTGAATCATTTCTACAGATTGCCATTGATCAAAACTTACAATTCCTACACTAAACCTACGACATAAATCAACAATCAAACCCCTAATACCACTAAAATTAATTTCATCGCCCGGTGCTGCTGACCAAGACTTTACTAGATCAACATTTATTACTGGTAGGCTCTCAACGCCTAAACCTGTATTAATGTTCTTAATCCCAGGACAATGTACCATAGATAGTGCTGCACGATCTCTTTTTAATGCTAGATCAACATGAATAAACCTAGTGAAATCATCCGACCCGTTAAACCATTTCTTATAAGATCCATCTTCTTCCATAGGGTCTTCAGTAGCATTAAATGCGTTTCTAACTAAGTCTGCATCCCTGAAGAACGCGTCTTCCATATGTGGCGGTTCACATTCAAACCTTGCTCTAGCCTCAACAGGATTCCTAATATACTCCGACTCTAACTGATGCCTTTCGATAGTGGGATTCACTTCCCATGTCGCAGCTTTAATAGCCCAAGTCTTAGGCTCGTTCTTTTCAATGGATGAATCAAACCTCTGTTGAATAAAGTCTCCTTTGTATCTCGGGAAAGACAACAAAATACACTTACCAATCTCAGGGAAGCGAGACATTACAGATAACTTACTCATGTTGTAGATAGCTGAGGCCGACCCCTTGGAACGAACATCGCCCTTTAATTCATTGTCTGTTTTAAACGCTGCGATCTCATCCAAGATGATAGTCATAACCTCATACCCTTCCCAGCCTTCCGATTCAGAGTGACCAGAAAAACATCGAACTGGGCGCGAAAAGAAGAAAATTTCTGATACCCTAGGTTCAAATCCCTGCTCATTGAACCACGGAGATGATAGAAGTAAGTTCTTAAACGGCTCAAAGAATACCCTTTGAGCCTGTTGAGCATTAACAGCGAGATTTAGAAGATCAACATACACACCAGTAGCTTTACCATAATACCCTAACGGATCCCTTAAACAATGAAGCAAATAGACAGTATAAGCGAGAGTGATTCTTGCACAGTGGTCTTTACCGGACCCCTTACCAAGCTGACAAATAACTTCATTTTGCGTATATGTGTCATAGATACGCAGACCCTCTTCTTCACCATAAAGCTTTATCAGGGTATCGAGTTTAAATATCTGAGTACTGTTTTTAACGATTTCTGTTTGAATTTCAGACAATGGTGGCAGTCCAAGATAACGTCTATCGCTAACAAATACATCAATAGGAACAGGATACTCATCAAGTTCCTCATGCCTCAAAAGCTTTTCCAAAGAATCAAGTTCTACATTCAATCCGAAGATGTCAGACATACTTGGCTCCTACATACAAATGACCTTTATATAGGGGCGATTTGGTTCCCCGCGTTACCGATATACGGAAACAACCTTTATATAGAGGCCATTTAGTTCCCCGTGTCATCTATTACTTCCGCTTCTATATAAGTATTCTCAGCATCTGAATTCTCCATTAATTCAAATGCGAGCGACAACTCAGCCCTAACTTCTTCTGCAATATCAGGATGCTGAGATATGGTATCCCGCAGAATCTTAGACAGAATCTGATTTACAGACTCTGCACGCTGCATTCTTGCAACATACTCTGCGTCAGCATTATTGCCACCTAGCAAATGATGCAACTGGGCTTTCTTCGCTGCCATCTCGCCAGCAAGCTTCAAAGCCTGCACTCTTGCGGATATCATTCCATGATCAGTTGCAATCGTAACAGTTTCCCAAGCTTCTTTGGAAACCTCATCAAACTCGTCTAGAGCTTTGAGAGTGTTATACTGTACCTTTTCTAAGAAGTAAGGGTCCTCTACGGTCCTTCTATTCAAAACCTCTTTATAATCACTAATGTATTTACGCGCTCTTTTAGGCGTAATGCTCATTACAGTAGCAATTTCTGAAACCTTATACCCCTTTATATACATCAAGCCAGCCTCTTCAACATCGTCAAGTTCATTGACAATTGAAGGTGGCTGGCTTTCGGTTGTTTCTATTTCTGTAGTCATATAACAATGTGCTGGCTGGACGCAGGGTGCCCAGCCAGCACAGCAATCCTCCTTATATCGTGCTACCGCATTCTACACAAGTATCGTTGTGTGCAAGCATTGCCCCTCCACCGATCTCACACAGGAGATCGCGGTACTCTTGAGTAATACTAAAATCATGAGTACCAACAAATGTAAAGAGATTAATTACATCATACATGGTTCCTACCCGACCATCCGGCACAGTCGCAAGATAGCGATCATCAGTCAAATACCTGATTAAAAGTTCCCTAATCTTATTAGGAAGCTTATTCTGCATGCAAAGATTACGAATAGCAGACTCTGCATTATTAACCTTATCTTTCTGCATAGCCAGCAGCCCCTCAACCATTTGCTGAACCTGCACCAGAGCAAGAGATGAAAACTCACTAGCCTGAGACAAAACACCCTCAGTGGAGTACCCATCAACCCTAAACTTACGACTCTCAACGTTAACTGAGGCACCATTATCGCAGACCAACCTATTTAGGAAAGTCTTAAACATCGGATGCCTCTTCCAACTATCGTCATAAAAAACCTCAACACCACCAAACAGCACAGACCCACCGGGATCTTCAAACGTCAACTCTGGTGAGCGTAACTGAACATTGAACTTGCCACCATTCACATTCCAACGATGAACAAAAGGAGCAGTGCCATCAAAACTCTGCACAATAGCCGTCAGAAGGTCGTCATGGCGCACGTAAGGCATGTCTGGACGCATAAATGACCTGACTACCTTCCCGTTGTTTAAGAGAGCGTTATACGGCCTCCTAGCCCCCTCTGAGAGGAAATAATTGATGGTGTAGTCTGCCAATTTGTCAGGCATCCTTTCACCATACTTAGTAGGCACATCAAGCATGTCGCACAACTGATTAAAACTTGTAGTTGTTAACCCTACATGCTCTTCCTTATCTGTTGCAAGCGTATTGCTGCTTGCAGTATACTTCGACCTTCCCAAGTCCATTTCGATATGAGAAGTGTTATCAGCAATTTCACTAAAACTGTTCATTAGATCATCTAGTTCAATTGCCCCTGATGGGAACTCCCAACTTGTCATTTTTAGCCTCCTTAGGCTTCTAAGATGCTACTATCATAGCACAAGGTGCGATCACTTACGGGGATTTCAGTAGAATATTTCTTATTTATATTGTATCATAAAATAGTTCCATGAGCACCATTTTCACTCAAGGACGCATTAGAAAC